TTGGAGGTCGAGCTGGACGACGGTGGTCTTGGCCAAAAGATTGATAACGTCCGTTAATAAAACTTGAATCAGCATTTTTGGAGCTCCCGATTCGGAGCACGTTTCGGGTTGTTTGAGCATTTGAAAAAGGGTCGACTCGAACGCGGCGTCGTGCGACACGTCCACGACCGTCGAAACGATGTCCTCGCAGAGCGCGGAATCCCTGTAATGTTTGGCTATTTGCCAGTCCCGCCACCAGCCACTTCGGTGACATCGGCAATAGCTGGCGGTGTTAAGAAACAAGCGATACACGTTCCGCAGCGCGACCGTGTACGGAATCAAAATGTCGTTCACTTCGCCTTTGCGGGCACGCGTCAAAAGTCGGCGATAGACCTCGCCCGCGTGCAGATCCATGACTATCACGTTAAACGGGGGGATGGCGTCGGAGGGGGGCAGGGTGCCCATGGCGTTGAGAACGCTTACTAAGCTCATGTGACCCACGGCGTAACGAGCCAATGGGAAAATTAACTGGGCTGAAAAGATGCTACGGTCGAAGAGCGCGACCTTTCGCCGCTCGCCGTAGGCACCCGGGCGAACTGGGGTATGTTGTCCCAAGGCCGAAAGCAGGCGGTGAACGGTGAGATGGGGGACCGCGAACCACTGCTGACAGTAGCCCATGCGAACGTCCGTCACGTGAGAGGCCACCAGCCTCTTCGTGTGCTCCGATTGGGCGCGATAGGTTAGTGTGATAACGTCTTTTTCAAAATATTTACGCCAGTAGCTCATGGGCTCCGGAAAGTACAAGTAATCCGGCGCTTCTCGCTCGGCTAGGAATTTACATGTGGTCGTTTTTCCTATTCCGTAGGCCCCTTCGACGAAGATGAAACAAACGGGAACCTCAGAGTTCTCCGGTTGTCGCGATGAACACGCTACGGACGCGGGGCGCTCGCACGAGCGCCTTCGACTACACATCCTCGAGAGCCGTGAAAAAACGCCGCCTTTTGGCGGGAGTCAGGTGTCACGAAAGGTTTTATAATCTGCTAACCCGCGGGTCGCAGCAAATCAACGCCGGTCGCCCCGGGGCGGCCGCCGCCCGACCCCTCGTTCGGGCGCTCGGCGCTGCCGTGGATTGCCGGCGCGAAATAATAAAAACCGGGGTTATTTGCGAAATCGACCTCGGTCCCCGACGGCCCGACTGTGTAATTTACGTGCGTCGAGCGTCCCCTGTTCCCCATTTGCTCTTTTTGGTGGAGCTAAAATCGTGCTTGCACACGCGGGATATGGCCACGAGAACCAAAGCTTTGCAACGCCAGGAAGGCTTGGGGCAGTTGCGCGACGCGCGCGCTTGTCTCGGGCGCCTAACGCCCCCGGGCCCGGAGCCTCTCCTCATCTGCCCCGTTTTGATTTTCGTGGCCCAGAAAGGCTTGCGAATCCTGGCCGTTCAGCGTCTGCCGACAGTCGCGGCCTCCGTGCATTTCGACCGCCTCTTGCGCGTTCTACTGGGTCGCAGCTGTTATCATGTTCGAACAGCACCTGGAAGCCCTTTGGATGCCCGGTCGCAGCGGTCCGGCGCGCGTGGTGTTGCCCAGCCGGCGAAACCTGCTGCGCCCTCGAAACTACCCTCTATACCGCGCTCTCGATCGAACCCGCGATCTGCCGGCCCGCGGCGATCTCTTGCGGGACAACGAAGGGCTGCGCGCCCAAAAGTTCGCGGCGCGGGCAGCCACGGAACGGCTGGAGGAAAACATTTTGACCACCGTTCCGGAAGTAATAACGCGGCTGGACGAGCTGGAAGAGGACGTTTTAAAAATAGAAGAGGACCTGGGAGTCGAGCCGGCGGCCGAGCCTTGCCCGCCAACTAACGCTGACGCTCCCGCTGCGGCCGCACCGTCTCCAGCGACCGAGGGTCGTTCGGGGGTGCAGATCGTGAAAAACGACGCGCCTTTCCTCTTCGGGGGAGAGAGCCTCCAGTTGGACTTTCTGCGAACCGTCTTCGTCGCGGAGGGTAGCCCGGGTTTCGGGGTTTGGTACAAGAAACTGCAGGCGTACGCCGAGGCCGCGGAACCGGCCCTCAACCGAATAGTAAACATTCGGGAGGGCCGCACGTCACAATCGTTCTTGGCGGCGGTTCTGCGCACCCTGCGGTCCGTCACCCAGCTTTACGTGGGACGGAACGAATACACCGGCTTTGAAACGGGGGTGCTCATACTCGGTATGTTGCAGGAATCGATCGACGGGCGTCGGCTCGAGGGTGGCTTCGAAGAACTCTTGCTCACGTTGGATCAATCGCTGGCGATTTTTGAAAAAGCTCTGGATCGGGAGAAGAAACTTTCCTTTCAGTTCGGCGTTTCGGACACCGATAGGCGCGTTCACCTTTTTGGCACCCCGCCGGTGGGGCGATACGCCAAGGGCCTGCTCGACGCTCACACCGTGTACCGTCTGTTGGTACGGGAGGGCGTTTTAGCCCCTTCTAAAGGAGGAGAACTAAGAGGACAGCAGACCGTGGTCGACCCGGACGACGCACGTCGTCTGGACCGAACGGCGGGAAGGGCGGCTGACCTTTTCCCCGGCCGGCCCCTCCTCCGCATAAACCGGCAGGAGACGCTCGTGCGCGCCGGGATTGACGCCGCGTGTTACCTCCTGCTTCTCAAGCGACTCGTGCACAACACGGATGTTTACGACCCCTCTGGCGTGAGGTTTCGGCTGCAGGCCTTTGTTGGAGGCGGCCTCTCGGCGCGCCTGCGGAGAGGCGCCGAGGCCGGCGCGGGAAACGCGTCGCGCGATTCCAATTTTCAGTTTTTATTGAGGCGTTACGTGTTGCCCCTCTATCAGCGGGACAAGGCCGGAACGGAAATTTCCACCCTTTTCCCGGGGCTGCTCGCCCTGGTTCTGGCTGGCTTTCGTTCGGTCAATCGGCGCGACGCCGTGGTAGCGGGCGCGGATTACGAACAGCTCACGCGGTTCGTGATCGGGTTGCTCACGAAAAGGGACAGGGCGGCCGAAGACGTGGTTCTTAACCACGACGCGATCACCCTCGAGGCCGAACGGGGCCTCGGGCAACTGCTAAGCGTGCCTCTGTTGCGATCTGCGCTCCGCGAGAACGGGACGCTCGACCAGTTCGACGCCAGAGCGGATTACGATCTGCTTTACTTTCTTTGCCTGGGATTCATTCCCACGCTCACTATCGATTAGAACCGCGAAATAAGGAGAAAAAAGTTTTAAAAGTGGACTCCGGTCTCGCGCGCTTCGCAAAGCGCGGCACCGGCGTCATGCAAACGGAAGAGGATGCTCCGTTGTACGTGGCCGGCTTCCTTGGCCTCTACGACCGCGGCGGAGAAGAGCGAGGGTTTAGGCTGGACAGGGAAGCCGTGCGTCGCGGGTTGCCGCTCACACAAATCGTCCCTTTGTGCATAGATCACAAGGACCGATGCACGGTGGGCCGGGTGCTGAGCGTGTTAGACGCGGAAAAGGGCGCTTTCTGCGTGGCCAAGGTCACGTCGAAAAACCTTTTCCGAATCATGCTAGAAACGGTGGACCCCCGCGTGTTCGAACTGAAGCCCGGTCTCAGCGAACGAGAAAAGCTTTTGTTGCTTATCAGCAACTTCGTCCCCTCCTTCAGTCTCTCGAGCGTAAAAGTCGATCGACCGGAAGAGGCCGACGAGCGGTTTTTCGTGCACGTTTCCCTCTGCATGCTGGGACGCCGCCAAGGCACCATCGCGATATACGATGAAACCGCTTCGAAAGCCGTAAGCCTGTTTGAGGCTCTTTCCGCCGAGGAAAAACAGCGGGCGATCGCGGAAGCGGTCGCGGCCGACGAGGAAGGGCGGCATTGGGACGAACAGTTTAACGATCCGGAGGCCGCGGAACTTTGCGCCTGCCTCTTTTCTCAGGCGCTGAATACCAATTTCGTGGACGATAGATGGGAGGAGTTACGGAAACAGAAAAGAACGGCTGATATTTCGGGTGCGACCTATTTGCAAGCCAGCGTGACCGAACCCATAATAAAAAAGGACTGCGGGAAAAACCCTTCGCAGAAAATGGAAACGGTCGGACCCGCGCCTCCGCTTCGCCCCACTTCTGTCCCGGCGGCACCGAGCGCCGCGACGAACGATTACGTGTCGGTGCCCATGGAGCATTATCATCAACTGCTGCTGGCACAATCGCGGCCGGCTTCGAGCTCGGCGTCGACATCGACGCCGTACGTACATTCTTCTTACGGTTCTCCTTGCGTGTACCCCGCTCAGTTTCCCGTGTCTCGCGCTCCCGAACATTCCGCGCCCGGGTTCGGTCTGGGACCGGGATATTTCATGCAACCCGGGCCGACGTACGGGGTCTCGGGACCCACTTTCCCTCAAACGGGGCTGGAGGCGAAAATGGAAGCCCTCCTCAAAAAAATCGAAAGCGTGAGTAACGCGGCGGCGCGGCCCCCGCCCCCTTCTTCGTCGGTGCCCGGACGTTTGTATTACGAACGGGTCATGACAAATCGAGGGCCGTGCTTTCGTAAAATATATGCCGGCAGCGAGCGACCGAGGTTCGCACACTGCTTCGCCGAAGAAGGAGAGCGCGGTCAGGAAACGGAGGAAGAGGTCCCGGAATTGATATTTCCGGGTGAAGCTCCACCTCCGACTAAAAAACCGCGCGAAGAAGAGCGCGCGGCGGAGTATCTCGGGCTGCTGGCAAAAACCGTCACAAGCCTGCAGACGCAGGTGGAACAATTGAAGCAGACCTCCGCTCCACCGCCCGTTCACGCGGAGCCCCCTTCGCCACCGCCCGCCGCGGCTCAGCCCGCCGTTCCGTGTGATCCGCCCACGGTGGACGCTAGCGCGGCTCCATCCGTCGGTAAGAATCCCCGGGGCCGTCAGCTAAAGCAGAAGTTTATAACGGCGATGATGGGCTCGAATGCAATAACGAAATCATAAAGTGTACTTTGATTTCCGTACCTTTATTTCTTGAATAAATAAATCGATACATAAAAAAACACGGCTGACTGAGTCGTTTTTTTTTCCAGTGCTATAGGCGTCAAAAGTCTTTTGGTATTTTTTTAACAAGAAAGAACCGCGCGGTCCCTCAGACCTGAGAATACGTCGATAATTCGTCGTCTAGATACATACTGGCCGTGCTCGTCGAAACGGGAGCGTATCCGTTTCCGCGGTGGCGTAAAGATTTCATCATTTTATTTTTAGCGTCCGTAAAGTTGTCTTTGACGTTAGATAGTTTTTCTTTGGCCAGCGACCATCCGGAGGAACTCGCCGCTTTTTTCTCACGTCTTTCCGCTTCGGACTGAAGGCTCAGATCTCGCAGGAAATCGTTGATTTCTTGCTGCCGTTTTTTGCTGAGCTCCGGCAGGGGCTCTTTGGGATCCCATTGCCCTTGGTTGGCACTGACCGGGAAAATGGTCGAAAGGGGGTTCTTTTTAAACGTCTGGACGAATTTCAGTGCCAGGAAAGCGGCGATCAGACCGCCTCCGACTAGCAGCAAAATGGTAAAGCCCCCGAAAGGATTGGTCAAAAAACCAACGATCCCATTGAGCACGCCGGCCAGCGCCCCACCTACTACACCGATGACCTTTCCCAGCGCTTCGCCCACGGTACCGAGGCTTCCGAAAAAGGCCTGAACGCGGGCGATGAAGGCGCGGCTGGCGTCGCCGTACACGACCAGTTTCAGATCGTTGACCAGTTGCAAGTAAGCGTTTTGAAAGCGCGTCACTTCCAGGTAATCTGCCGGATTGGAGAGCTTGATTTCCTCCTGGGAATAGACCTCTAGGTGCTGGATATCGTAGTCGGGTAGAAGGGAAACGTTAAACTCTACAAAAGTGCGCACTTCCGTAATCTCGTCCAAAGTCACCGGGCGGACGAAATGATAATTTTCGTACAACATGTAAACCCCGCCGAACATAAAATACTTGCGGGAGTTTTGCTCGCAACTCTCCGTCAACCCCAAGTAGGGAAGCAGCTCGTTGTGTTCTCCCAAGTGACCGGTGATCAAATCTTCCTGATTTGCGTTGTCGGAAAGAGAAAAGACGACTACCGGCCTGGACCAACACAAGCCCCGGCCCGCGTAAGGCCCGTCGGTGATATACATCGTATTCCACAGTTTCACGTTGGCGGAGTTGACCTTGAGACATTTGCTGACCGCCACCAAATCCCCCATTTTTTTGGCCGCGACCCGTTTTCCCATAACCGTGCTCATCACGGACGAGGCTTTGATGTTCAGCAGCAGCTCCCATACCGTTACGTCGCGGTTCTGAAGCTCGCACCAGGCGTTGACCAAGCGGCTGAAGACCGAGTTAATGTGTTGCCGGAGAACGTCGTAGGTGAATTGCACCTGAGTAAAGGTGGCGTCTCTGGCCGAATTCACTACCCGCAGCGTGCGCTCGAGTGCCTGGCGTCGGACCCTAGAGCGAACCGGCGCCGGAGCCGATCGGGCTCTGGCTCGCGTGTTGTTGACGGCGGAGTCAATGTTCAGGGGCGTCAAAGCCTGATACGCGATCACGAAGCCGCCCGTAGCCAAAAAGTATTGTACGGACCCGTTGCGCGCGTGCGTTAGGTTGTAACGGGAGTCGAAAATATCGTCGATTAACTTTTGGCTGTCGCGCGTGACGCAAGACGCGTCGCTCAACTCGGACACGCTAAAATTAACCCCCGACGGCACCACAAGAGTGGAAGTGAGATCTTGAGCGGTAAAATGATAGGAAGAAGAGTGGATAACGCGCACCGTTTCGGGCACGGTCTGCCACAGCTTCAGAGTGCAAGTAGCCTGGGTCCGGTTTACCGCGTCCCAAGTAATGTAATAACTTTGCGCCTTGCGTTGAAAATTTCGGTCCGAGGTACGCGTTTCACCCGTTTCCCGGTCTTTCCTTTGGAAATTCTTTATTTGTACGAAACCCAGCAGGTCTTCGTTCATGGTTTCGTTTTTCGCACCCGTATTGTAAAACGGCGACATCTCCACCGTGTCTCCGGTGGCGACGGCCATAAAGTCGTAAGGATAAGGAGATTTGGCCACCGTGTCCACCACCAAGCAGTTGACCGTCACGGACTCTCTTTCCCACACCCATTGGTAATTGACGTGCGTGAAATTCATCGTGCGATAAATGCGCGTGCTCGGGGTGCCTTTGGGCGCTCGTTGCAACTGCCGCCACTCCTGGGTATTGTCGTTGTTGTCCCACATGGTGACGGGGGAGTTGTGTTTGATGGCGGTAGCGGAATTCCCACAAGTGTGATTGCTCTCGATGCGCGTCAGGTCGGCCACGTCCACCGGGTACCTGTCCATTGTGCTGCCCCAAATTTGCTTTTCGCCCAAAAAAGTTTGATAAGAACGCACTATCGTTACTTCTTTGTAAAAAAGGCTGACGTTAAAAATATAAGGCGTGATGTTTTCCTTCCACACGAGCATGATTCCCTCCTCGTAATCTTGTTGATCGGTGTACATGTCGCGACATTTTCGAGGACCTTCGAAGCGCACGAGATCGCTACCCGCCGACAGGCCGCAAACCTCAAAATCTTCAACGGCCGATTCTCCCAGGTTAACTCGCTTGAGCATGTCACTCAAGGTTAAGTTTCTTTTTTCATCATTGCCGGACGGCTGGGCGAACGTCGCCCCGCAAAATAATAACAGGACGATGATCATAGAGCCGGCGAAGGCGCGTGATCTCTCTCGCGGCGGTAACGCAGAACCGTATCAAAGGCGGAGTAGAGGTCGGTCTCGAGCGCCACCAAAGATTCTCCTGGGACCAGGCGCCCGTCTCGAGCGCCTAAAACAACTACCAAGGGACACTCGGTCTCATAAGTCAGATAAAGGCCGTCCTCCTCTTTGCCGAACGACAGGTCGGCCCGTTTAATTAATACGTGGTCTCTGCCAAACGCGGCATGAAAGAGCGCCGAAGCGAGCACCAGCTCTCGAACGTATCGCCAGGCTAAGCGTTGCAGGTCGTTTAACGCGCCGGTCTTTTCTGGGTCGCAAACGGGCGGAAATTTGTAAAACTCTTTATATTCGCTCACCATCCATTCCCGGTGATTGCGAATCAACATGAAAGAGGCTAGCTCGTTCTTTATATGCGGCAGTAGGCCGACGTTCTCCACCGAAAAATAAAGGGGTGTGTTGTGAGGCTGTGCGAACACGTGGTAGGCGTGAGTAAAATAGGGACCGTTGATCAGTTCGTAAAATCGATTGACCAATTCGGACAGGAGCGCGGGACCGACCTCGTGTCGCAAAAGGGCGTTTCGGACAAACTGACGTGCATCGTAGTCAGTGCGGCAGTGGCGTTTGTCCCTCACTTCCCCTCCAAAACCGGTCACGCGCTCCAAAAATCGTGCGCGGCGCGAAAAACCGTTGCGCGTGCGCACGGCCGCTTCGAGCAGAAACTGGCCCCACACGTTTACGCTAAGCATTTTGTCCAGAAACGCTCGCTGTTTTTCCACGCACTTGCTGAGATTCAAAAAGGAGCGTCGGGAGAGACGCGCGGCGTAGGCCCTCTTGCGTTCTTCGGTCTCGCCCCGCACGCGCCGTTCGAGCTCTTCCAGATCCCGCAGCGACTCATTTTGCGAACGGAAACTTTCGCCCACGGCAGTGTCCCGCCCGTCGTCGCTTTCCTCTTCCGCGGTCTCCCCGGACCGAATTTGGAGGAGGACCTTTCGTAAGGCTTCCGTATTCCGCTCACCCGTTTCGCGCAGCCGGCGAAAGAGGGGAACGTCCGCCGCCCTTGCGTAAAAGGCGTTAATTAGCGCGACCATGCGGGTTTCGGGCGGTAACCGGGGAGAACCCACGGCGACTTTCTCCATGGGATCTGCCGGTGGGAAAAGATCGTGAAAATGAGTTAATCGAACCCCGAAGAGGCGTAGTGAGGTCAGGGCCTCTTGACGCGCCAGAAGCGCGTCCTTTTCCTCCAGGTCCGCCAGGCGGCGCCCGTAAAGGTCGATGGCGGTTTCGTCGCCCGACCCGGCCAGCAGCCAAAATTTTAATTCGCTCATTTTGTAGACGGCGGGCGGAACGTTGCAGAAAACGTCGAACGAGTTTAACAGGCGTTCCGTTTCGTCCATCACGGCGCTCTCCGCGGCGCTACACCCGTTTTCCGTTCTTTGTCGCTCGTCTTGCGCTTCGCGCCGCGCGCGACGCAAATCCTCGCACAAGGCGTTCAAGCGCTGCGGCGCGTGACCGCCAGCGTAAGGCAGGTTTTTCAGCAGGTCGTCCTCGTCCACGTGCACCTGGTAACGGGTGGCCAGATGATCGCACGCCCGATCGGCCAAACGTTTGTACACGCTTTGGCCTTGGTTAGCCGTGACGCACAGCTCCTCGAAACACACCGCGCAAGGGGCAGACTCGTCGTAAGCCTCGAAAGCGGCCACGGGGCCGTTTGCCAGCGTTTCCGAAAAAAACTCATCGATCCGCGCGAACAGCTCGGCGGCGGCGGCTTCAGGGACCACCGTGTGGATATAATTAACCTGTTTCAAAAGATTTTCCGCGTCGTTGACGGTACTTAGCTGTTTAGTAACGCGAACGTCACCGTAAGCCCTGAGTTCGGTTTCCACGTGATAGGGGCACGGAACGTCGAGACCCATGGCGCCCCGGAAAAACGCTCGTTTGTCGCGATTTCTCTCGAATTCTTCCAAAAGTTGCCAACAGCGCCCGGCTTCGCGACAAGCGCTTGTGAGCGCTAGGCCGAGGCTATAGAGGGCGTAATCCGCTTCGGTTCGGTTCTGCTCTTTGACAGGAACCTCCAAGCGATCGCGCAAGTAAGCGACCATTAAACAATTCAATTTGAGCGAGCGGCGAAGCGGCGAGACCACCACGGCTTCCGGGTCACAGCGTTTGAGCAGTTCGAGCTGAAACAAAAAAGCGTTGAGTCTGGAAACAAGAGCGACGGTTTCTCGAGAATCCATGGCCGCGCGGTTTTTTCTTTACGGGCGCCTATGAAGGGTTAGCTTTTTCCTCCCTCCCTCCCCTTTTCCCAACGAGGACGCAAAAAAATAACACCACGAAATCGAGCAATACTAACACGGTCGCGCTTTTTTATTCTTTTACAAAAAGAGAACCAGCGCTAGGCGGCTTGTTTTCGTTTCCGCTTTATAAAAGCTCGTCTAACGATAGGGGCTTGGCTCTTTTCGCTTCGGTCGCGAGGCACTCAGCGTCCAAAGCCGCCAGAAGGTCTTCCTGGGGCGCCCGGCGCTTGACAGCGACCTTTTCCGAAAGCTCTTCCTCGATCATTTCGCACTCCTCCATTCCCGAGTCACCGCAGCCCTCGAAGTCGAACGACACGCCTTCTTCATCCTCCCCGTCCTCCGGCGCCTCGTTTCCTAAAGCGCAGAGGGCTTCGGCCACCGTCCATTCCCGCATGGCCCCCGGTACCACCAAGCTCGCGTGCGCTTCCGTCATCGCTTCCGCCAAATACGGATCTTGCGTCAAACTGAGAAAATCGTCCCGGCTCAGGTTTCGCACGGCCGCCCCCCGGTGCTTCACCAGCGTGAGGAGAAGCTCTGTTATCAAGTTAGCGGGACACTCCTGTAACAATTTGTTGAAGGCCTCCAGCACCACGCCGCCCTCGTGGCTTGTTCGGTCGCCCGCCGCCGAAGAGGCTTTAATTACGTTACCCACCCGCGGAGTGCAGACGAAAAACCGCTTATTAAAGTCGTAGATCGCCGCCGCCGGGTCGACCCCTCCGCCGTTGGCGAAGTGGGTGAGATTTCCACATTGGTAGAGCGTGTCTCCTCCTTGCTGTCCGGTGTATTTGCTTACCGACACCGGGCAGGTGACTAAAGGCAATTGAGCGGTTACCCACTTGGCGGCGTAGCATACGTTATTGAGACAACTCTTTTGTTCGTGGTGCTGAGCGCTTTCCACGGCCGTTAAGGCGGCCGCCGGCGTTCGGTCTTTCGGGCCTAAAAGATGCACGGCCGAATCGGGGTTGATGCGCCGCGTGCCGGTCACGAGCGCTACCAGCAGCCCTATAAAATTGGCCGTTTGGCCGCAGGCGTCGAGAATGTAATTCGCCAGCGCGAACTGAGCGTACGCGTAAAGGTTGGGCGGGGGGGGTTTGAATAACGTTCGAACGCATGTATCGTTGGTGCTCGCGCCGGACGAACCCTACGAACTGCAGGATATCCTCCAGCTGCTCGCTGGAAGCCAGGAGCAGCTTGTTGTTTTGAGCTCGGTTCCAGAAGGCCATGGCGGAGATCGCTTTGTTGGTTGGGAACAGCCTTTCGTGGAACCGCTTCAGCAGGTAACCGTGCGGTCCGTTGAGGATGGGTTGTAACTGCATCACTTTCTCGGCCCGGTTGAGGACCTGAGTGGCGTGACCGAAGCGACCTCCGCGCGTCGATTCGCCCCAGGCCGCACCGCGAAAAAGAATGCGATGTTTCAGGCGGAGGTCCCGCGGACACAGGAGATTGAGGCGCCCGATCTCAAACTCGTACTGCCGTTCGCTGCGCTCCGTCAGAGGCGCGGTCACATCGAAGGCCGCGACTCCCGGCGCCTTGAACACGGCCGTAACGTCGCGGGTGTTGAAAAACCCTTTGTTGAGCATCCCGAGGAACTTTTTCTTCAATACCGGCTGAGCCGCGTTCCGCCCCGATTTCGAATCGACCGCCGCCGCCGTGACGATGCTCGCACACTGGCCCAAGGCCATGTCTTGCACGGTCACCCCTAGAGACCGGTAAAAGGCTTGGGTCATGAAAGGGCAGCATGCCGCGTGGTACGGGTTCAGCGACACGGTTAAAAGATGGGTAGCATCTCGCGCGGCTTCGCGAAATTTGAATTCGCAGTCTTCGGATATTCCTTGCACGAAGCGCTCCCCTTCTTGGTGGATCAAGCGGTTGACGTCGCTGACCACCTTTACGAACGATGACCGGTTGACGATCAAGCGATCTAAATCGGGAGAGTCTTCGCCGCTCTCCAAATCTACGTAACCCGCCTTCCCGAGCTCGGATAAGAGCCGGTCGTTGGTCCGGCGGTAGCTGTCGGGCCCGCGGGGCCCGTCGCCGCCGCCTGCTTTTTCGCCAGAACGGCGTAAGGCGTTAAAGGAGGCGTAGTTGCCCAGCAGTTCACAGTCGTTGTACGGAGTATTCACCGCCCCCGTGATAACGATTCCGCCTCGCTTGGCGGAAGAGAAGAGCGGCAATCGGCTTTTCACTTTGAAAAAGGTCGTGGCGGGGCACACGTGCCGCGTTTCGACATCGCAGAGATCGCACGCGCCCTCTTCAGTCTTGGCGTTCAAGTACTGTAGGAGGGTGGTGGGATCGGCCCTGGAAACGGTTCGATCGCACCTTTCCAGGTAGAACATGACGCGGGCCAGCGTACTGGGGCAGAACCCACAAGCGTAGGCGAGGTGATGCAAAGTGAACTCGGGGGCCTTGCCCCAGGCCAGCTCCAATTTCGGTTCATCGCCGCAGCGACAGAGCTTGCCTTCCGCATCTACCCTGGCCGCCGGGCCCAAAAAAAGCCCGTTGAACAAGAAAAACCTGTCTGGAGACGTGGGTGCCATCTCGCGTCCCGCGTTGCTATCGCGCCCCGGGCTCTTGAGGCGAGCGTCACCTACCTCGGTCATATACAAACAGGAATTACCTGAGAAGATTAGGGCGGCGGCGTGGGATGCGATTCTAGTGTAGTATTCCGAAAGAGCCGCTACCCGGTCCACGCCGGGTTGTTGAAATAAAGGCCAATCGGGGTACGCGCAGGACGGCGGGTCGTGCACCGACGCTTCGAAAGCCGCTGTAACGTTTAGAGCCAGTTCCGCCGCCATGGCGTCCGCTGCGCGGCACTCCGTGGCAGTTTTCGCCCATTCCGGGGGTGGTTTACCCCCCGGAGGGCGAAGAGCCAAAAAATTCTTCTCGGCCAACAAGCAATTTTCAAACTTGTCATCGAGTGCCAAATAGGCCAGGCCGGCGGCAACCGAATGCGCTTCGCGCGTGCGAACGGCTACCGCCGAGGGGCTCACCACGTGGTCAAAAAGCAAACGTCCCAGTTGGCGATTGAAAAACGGCGTGGGCGCTTCGGTGCCCTCCAGGAAAGCGGTCTTTTTGATCTTGAACGGATTGCGTGCCAGCTTCAGTTGATCTTGCAACATCATCTGAATCGGGTAAAGCGGCACGCGTGCCGCTTTGTGACCCCCTATCGCTATTTGTTCCACCAGGCCCCAGTGGGCAAAGGTGTTAGCCAAATAAACCCCCTCCTTGAAAGCGGCGGTCGTGACCAGATAAATCAAGCTGGTGGCCGGCTCCATCTGAACGTGCCGACATATCTCCTCGGCGCTCGTCTCGTGCCAGCCAGCAAAATCCCGATCGGGATCGAACTCGGAAAAACCGAATTCGCTTCGAGCTCGGGCGCAGAGCCGACTAAGGTTCGGCGCGCGAGAGGTAGGAGGTACCGCCTCCCCGCCGTGAAAAATAAACACCGAAGGGTAAAAGTAGCTCGGGCTGAGACGCGTCAAAAGAGCGTCGCAAGAAGGGCCGCTGGTTTTCAAGCCGGTGATCCACATGACATTGTGTTCGAATCCCGATTCTACCGTCAGGCCTTCCAAAAGCGGGGCCACGCAGAGCGCGCTGTCTGCGCTCCGGGCGCAAAGGTAGCGCCACTCTTCCGGCACGACCGCGGAGGAGGGCAAAATGTAAATAAAAGCCGCGGCCGAAGCCCGGCCAGGGTTTGTCATCGAGGCGTCCATTTCCAACCGGCCGCTCGAACGAATGATGGTCGGTGGCTTTTTTGCCGCCCGGTGTTAAAGTACCCGGAGGCCGGGCTAAAGCGCAACACGCCCAAAACTCGCAAAGAAAAGTATCGCGCCTGCCACTCCGGCCCCGCAGTTGCGCGTTATTGGAAACGGCATGGCCCTCTTTGTTAATCCATTCATCACCGGCGGCGGTCGCCGGCGCGGGTACTTCGACAAAAGGCCAAAGTTTTCTTATTTGGTGGACCAGACAACCTATCGGTTTGTTGCGCCATGTTCTCTTTTGAACCCCGACCAGGTCGGGGTTCGTCAGGGCACGGCGGAACGCCAGCCCCGCTGCAAAGCTCACGGCCGGGAACGAAAAATTTTGGAGTGGGACGACGCTCCTTGGCCACAACGCGTCACTCGCTGGGGCGAACGCGACTGTCGGCCGGAGACTTTCGAATCGTTTTTCGACGAATTTCACGTTTACGACGCTTTGGAACGGACGGAGGAGGCCGAACTCACTCGTTCGGGACTCTCCAGCCGTTTCGCCGCTCACCTCTACCCTTCGGCCACCGTCATTACGTTAATGGGCAGTACCACCGATGGACGACGGGTGGCCATTCACGTCTACGGTAGCAACGCGTATTTTTACATCGACAAAGAAGAAGCGGAAAAACGGATGGATGTAAGCGGCGCCCCCGAGCTCAAAAAACGGCTCTGCGCGTTGCTGCAAAGCTCGACCCGGCTCACGGATCAGCGCAACGCGGTTCCCGAAGCTTTTCGGGTAGATACCGTGGACCGACAGGATATTTATTACTACGACAGTCGACCCCGACCGTTCTACCGAGTGCACGCCAAAAACCATCGCCACGTCCAGTCGCTGAAAGATTTGCTGCCCGTCACTGTTTACGAAGCGCGGGTCGACCCCGTGACGCGGTTTTTGATAGACAACGAAAACTTTTCCTCCTTCGGATGGTATCGCCTGCGGACCGGGCACCGGGCGCGTTTTCGAGACCCGTCGGCGGCAGCGACCTCCGCCGACATCGAATTGGACTGCACGTCGGATGACTTGGAAGCGGTCCCCGAAAAACAGGCGTGGCCTCCCTACAAACTCCTAGTATTCGACATAGAGTGCAAATCGGGGGGACTGAACGAATTCGCCTTTCCGGAAGCCGATAACTCTTGCGACGTCGTCATTCAGATCTCGGCGATCGTTCACTGTCTCAAGACGGGTAACGAAGAAGGCCGGTTATTGTTTTCGCTCGGGTCTTGCCGTTTGCCCGCAGAAACGGCGGGCTCGGCAACGGTGATAGAGTGCGACTCGGAGTACGAGCTGCTTTTGGCCTTTTTTACCTTTTTTAAACAGTTCTCCCCGGAGTACCTCTCGGGATACAACATTTTAGGATTCGATTTGCCGTTTTTGGTTAACAAGGCGGCCGCGTACGATCTAAAACTTGACGGCTACGGACGCCTGGAGCGAGGTGGTCAGTTTCGCATCATTGATCTGTCCGAAAACCGTTTTCAAAAAAATATCAAGGTTCGCATCAACGGAACGGTCACACTGGACGTGTACCCGTTGCTGCGCGGCAAGCTGAGCTTACCGAACTACAAGCTGGACACGGTCTGTCGCGAGGTGCTGGGCGAAACCAAACGCGACGTTAGCTATAAGGAAATCCCCGCGCTTTATGGCCAAGGTCCCGAGGGTCGGGGTCTTCTTGGGGACTATTGTCTGCAGGATTCCGCTCTCGTTCTCCGTCTTTTTGAAAAGTTCGCGCCTCACGTGGAAATGTCCGAAGTGGCGAAGCTGGCGCATCTGCCTATGAATCGCGTCATGACGGACGGACAACAGATCCGCGTTTTCACCTGCCTTCTGAAGGCGGCTAGAAAATACGGCTACATACTTCCGGATCGCCGTTTCGGGACCAAAGCTCAGTTGACCGATCCCGACCTAAGTCCCTCTCTCAACGGCCCGGAAGAGGGAACCGAAGAAGAAAACGAGACGGAGAACGGCGCGTACACGGGGGACAAGGGTTACCAAGGGGCGACCGTCTTGGAACCGGAAACGGGATTTTACGTCGACCCGGTGACCGTTTTTGATTTTGCCAGTCTGTATCCTAGCATCATCCAGGCCCACAATCTGTGCTTCACCACTTTGACCCGGCGAGCCGAAACGCTCAAGGAGCTAAAAGCCGGTGAAGATTACGAGGAGTTCAAGGTTCAGGGCATGTCCCTTTTCTACGTCAAGCCTCACGTGCGCCGCAGCCTTTTGGGCGAGCTGCTGACCGACTGGCTGGCACTCAGGAAAAAAATCCGCGCATCGATGAAAACCGCACCGAGCGACCAACGCTTGCTTTTGGACAAGCAGCAGCTGGCCATCAAGCTGACGTGCAATTCCGTTTACGGGTTTACCGGCGTGGCCACCGGATTCCTACCTTGTCTGGAGGTGGCGGCCACGGTCACCACCGTAGGGCGCGACATGCTTCTGGCCACGCGGGATTTTATTCACACCCGCTGGGGAACGGATTTCGAAGCCTTGTTGGTCGACGCGCCGGAACTGGCCGCGTTTCGACGACCCGAATCGCTTTTTGGCCTGCGTGTCATTTACGGGGACACCGACTCGGTGTTCGTGCTATGCACCGGCGTCACGGCAGAGGGTCTGGCGCTTCACGGCGATGTTTTAGCAGCCGTCATCTCCCGCGCGCTTTTTTCGGCCCCTATTAAATTAGAATGCGAAAAAACGTTCCACAAGCTTCTCATGATTACCAAAAAAAAGTATATCGGAGTCATTCAGGGTTCTAATCAGATGATGATGAAAGGCGTGGACCTGGTTCGCAAAAACAACTGCCGCTTCGTAAATAGGTACTCGCGAGACCTCGTCGACTGTTTGTTCAAAAACGACGAGGTCTCGCGAGCGGCGGCGGAAATAGCCTCGAGGCCTCCCGAAACTTGGCAGGCCTGTTCCTTTCCGACCGGGTTCGCGCCTTTCGGTGCTGTTCTGCGCCGGGCCCACTCGGAGCTCGGCCACGCCGATGTTTCACAATTCATCCAATCGGCCGAACTGAGCCGGGCCCCGGCCGCCTACGCGAACGCCAAGCTGCCTCACCTCACCGTATACCGGAAGCTTTTGGAGAGACGTGAAAAACCGCCCCAGGTTCGCGACCGAATAGAATTCGTTATGATAGAGCCCGAAGCGAGAACCCACGGAATCCGTCGAGCCGCTTCCCGGCCTCGGCCCGATCCACTGGAAAGCGACGAGCCGGAGACGGAAAGCGACGCCGTGAAATCTGAACCCGGAACCCGGTTCACAAAAAGCCGCTCATTTCGGAGCTGGCCGAAGACCCGGGCTTTCGTGCGACACAACAACCTTGCCTCTCAATTTCCGAACTACTACCTCACCCGTCTGCTTAGCACGGCGGCCGTCACCGTTTCAAGCTCTTTTCGGAAATAACACGCGGTACGCGGGAACGTTTACATGAAACGTTTTATTCCAGACTCCGCGCCCTGCGGCCCCCGGCTCAAGCGCCTCTTAGACGCCTGTCCCGCGGTCAGAGTACATTCTTTTACGCCCGAAAACCGCGGCTGTGAAAAGAGGGCGCGAATTTGTCAAAAGCTTTGTACATTTTTTGATACTCATTAGAGACCTCGTCAAGGTACGCCAGGTCCTGGCTTTTGCAATAAATATCCGCGGCGTCAGGGACGTTGCCTTCTTGACTTTCTTCTTCTTCCGGGCCCGGCGGGTCGTCGGACGCGTCCGACGGTCCAATGCTGATGACAAACCGCTTATCCCAAACGTCGGCCACGCAGACGTATCCCACCGTGTTTTGCGCCAGTTGGCGCAAAAAATCAGAAGCCAGATGCACGGCCTCGTTTTTGAAAACCAAGTGGAGGTCCGAAAACCCCCGAAAAAGCACGTAAAAATCCTCAGTGTAGCGCTGAAACATATAATATACGAAAAAGAGCGTGCGCCGGCGCAGAACTTGCGCAAACACGGTTTTCGGATCGAGACCCGAAAAAGCCGCGTAGTTTAGCAACGAATTGTAAAATTCTTTATTGTCCACCATATGGCGGATTTGGTGCATGTAGGCCAAAATCAAAGCCGGTTCGTCCAAACGCGGCGTGACGCGCCGACCGCCCGCGCAAATTTCGCAAGTGACGTCGACCACGGAAAATTGGCCCATTTTGGAAAATCGAAGGCAGCAATCCGGCGTCACCGTGCTGAGGTAACAGGGGAGACCCACGCGAGTGGAGCCCACCAGCGGCGCGGTCATGAGCCGCAGGAGCTCGAGCTCCAGCGCCGGATTTTTAGTTACGTACTGAAAGTACAGCTTGACTGGATCCAAACCGCACGTGGCTTCGTCTCCGCGCGACCGGCGCCGGCTGGGACGCGCGTAAGGCAGCGCGCGGCGAGCGCGGCTTAGCGAACGTCGGCGGCCGACGGAGGCGCGGCCGCGTGACCATCGGCTTCGGTCGGTCTCTTCAGACATAACGAGCGAAGGTGTGCTCGAGCGACACCAGGGCCAGGTTATGCTGTTTGAAATGCGCGTTCGAATCTTTAATCAGCTGATTGACCATGCAGGCCTTTGGCGGAAACAGCTGAAAGTGTTTGAAGGCAAAAGCGGCCGCCCAGACCCCGTCGCAAAGCCGCGGTTCGAAACGGTTGAGCGAGGCGTCACCCGCTTTCTCGAGCTCCAGTACCGCGGGACACATATCGAGGTTCAAAAACAGATCTCGGGGATTGGTGCGTTCCGCGTTCAGAGCGCAAATAGGATCGCAGAAAAAGTGTTTGTAAAGCACTTCCGGCGCCAACGTAGAAAGGATGCCGAGGAAACGGTTCTCGTCGTCCGTCCCGGTCACCTTCCGAAAACGCTCGGTTTCGCGCCAGTACCGCATCACCGGTTCTAGGCATTCGAAGAGACCCACGTTGTTTCGCGATCTCGTCATCAGGTCTTCCTTGAACGCGCGCATGGCGCGCCAGTACGGGTACACGATTAGAAGGTTGCACAGAGGACATTCGGCGGCCGTTTTATTACGCGTTTCCGCGTGCCGAAAAAGGGTGAGAAGTAGAGGTCCGCTTTCCCGCGAGGGCCTGCAATTTTCAAAAAAGACCTGATAGGGCTTCCAGACGTCTTCGCGCGAGTACGACGCCCAAACGCGTTCGGCCGTTTCGTCTCGCAAAACTTTGATGGTTTCGAGATCGGAAGATCCCGCCGCGTCCGTTTCCGGTGACAGACCGGCCGTACCGGCCAAAAGGTAGAGCGCCAGATCGGCGTAGGGCCACCAACGGTGGCCCGGAAGCTCTTCCTGGAAAGAGGCGTTTTGCTCCGCCGCCCTAGTGAGGCACAGAGCCGGCCGGCGTCGCTGGGGCAAGGCCTTGTTAGGGGCGTTAGAGCAATCCACCGCGGCAGCGGTGCTCTTCCAACAGCAGAGCTGGGCCTCGCGGCCTCGTGCCCCGCGGCGGAAATTCATGGCCGTCTTCACCGCGGTTTGCAACAGGTAAGAGAAGTCCGAATAGGCGATCTTTTCCGCCGAGTCCGGGCAGGTGCGAAAGCAGCAATGGAGGAAAAAATGTTTTTGTACATCTCCCGGAGTGACGGTCCGATTAACGAATAGGCCACGGGCCGTTATTCCCGGAGCGAAATGCTTTTCGATCAGCAAGGCCAGCTCGAGAGAAACCACGAAAAGCGCCGAGGCGCAAAGCGGGGCGGCCTGAGCTTTTTTGCACAGGGTCGAGTAGTCTAAAAAAAAGCCCAGCATCGTTTCTTCGTCCACCGCCGCGCTTTCGAGCAATTCCAATACGCGACACACGCGGCAGCCCTGATCGAGGGCGAACGTTTCGGCGGCTATTTCCATAAACGGCTTGATCGGGCTTTCGGCAAACGCGGGATCCAAAGGAAGCTCCCCCTCGGCCGGTTCTTCGGCCGGAATCGTTTCCAAGGGATAGGAAGGCGTAGATCAGCTCAGTGGCGCAGTCCTGGATCAGCAAAAAGGAGCGCCGGATCGAAAGCGGCGTATTCCCTCGACAGCACCTCGCCGTCACGCGGCCGCTCTGTCCAACTCCGCACTTGCGCCCAAAAGGACGTTATGGGTGAGGCGGAGCTCCGAAAGCTCGAGGAGGTCATTCCGGCCAGCGACTTGGAACGTTTGAGCCTGGATGAGCTCTACGCCCGATATATCGTCCCGCCGGAGAAAAGATACCTTATCTGGTTCGAGGACGTTACGCCGCCTCCCCTGGACGTGCTGTATCCCACGACGGACGGAAAGTTAAACTACTTGAGCGTTACTCAAAAAGCCGCGGCCTTCGCGAGGTATCGCGAAGCCGACTGCGCTCACGGGACGCTCGTGCGCCGCAAGGCAGCCGCTTTTCGAGAGGTCCTGAGCAAATTTCTGGACCTGCACCGCATTTTGGAGCGACTCTGAACGGTCGCCGTCATGTTGGACGAAACCGCGTACGAGGCGCTCACCAAAGGGTTGCGTCTAGTTTTAGGCTACGGGGATATCAAGGTGGACCCCTACCATTGCGCGGTAAGTAACACCAACCATGGATTTCTAACCGCCGTGGTAACGAACCAGTCGGTCAACGTGGAGTACCTCCTGCTGAAAATACAAAACGCCTGTCGCTCGCGCAACCCGTACGTTCAATTCATCAACATGGGCCTGTCCGTCACTCTCGTGGGTTTCATGGAGATGCCTTTCGGCGTGAAGCCGCTCAAACAGCTTCACGAATCCTTCGTGTTGCAACGGGGGCGGTTTTTGGGGGTCAGTTTAGACGACGTACTGGCGCGGCGAGAAGCCGCGAAAATTCGAGCCGACCAGTTAACGATTCAGTTGTTTTGCACCTGCTTTCAAAAAGCCGGGTCCGACTCGACCCTGCTCCATTTTCGCTTTCACACCGCCAGCGATCCGGGTCGCTTGCGGAACCTCCTCACGGAGGTCGAGAACTACGGCGAAGACCGGCTAGCCCGTTTGAAAAAAGAATTGGACAAGCGCGCGTGCTCCTCCGATCGCGGGGAGCGCGCGCTCTCTGAGGGACCACGAGCGACGCCAGGAAAAAGCGGGCTCGAGGGGGTGGCTCCCGAAGCGCCCTTGGGGCGTCTCGGTCGGTGGGCGAAAAAGTTCCCAAACCCTTGCTGGGTCACGAAAAGGACGTGGGAGACGTGGAGACCCTATTTGCTACTAGCAACCTTTTCTCTGCTGACCGCGATCTTGAGTCGCTTAGTGATTTAAGCGACGTCGACGAATCGTCGACCACACACCTCTCGCCGGCACGGAGCATGTCTCAATCCGGGACTACGAATCCGGCTCCCGCGACCAGCCGGGGAGGGGACAGGCTTACCGCCTTGGTGAACAGCTGCTTTGCGGCCCTACAAGTCGGGGACCAACAAGAGTTGCGGCGAGCGCTCGCCGAGGACGGAAATCGCTTGTTCTGGGACGCTGCCCAGGAAACTCTTTACGCGCGGCTCGGCACGTCTCAAGATGACCTGGCGCGCCGCTTACTGTTAAAGACGGTGCTATTGCAAGAACGCGCCAAGCAGTTACCCATCGGTGCGATGAAGGTCGATCCGGAGGCGACTCGGGACCACGGAGGGACGCCGTATTTGGGCGTCAAACGACTAATCCGACCGTTGCCCGTGAAATGAGAGAAGCACAGGTTTTTTTACCTCAGAAACAGCTTTATTCTTTGAATGTCCGTTAATAAACTTTCCCCGGTTTTTTGCGCAAAACGTCTCAGAGCTCTAATTTTCTCTAAAAGCGACAGCAAGGACCGCCGAACGAGGCTTCGGAGCGGGCCTTCTTCCGGTATAGGGCCTAAACCTCCTTCGTCCACGGGGTAGGCGTCGCGGGGAGAAAGCACGAGATCTGGAGGGATAGGGCGCGTACTCACCGGAGGCTTGGCCGGAGGCGCCTCCGGCTCCGAAAAACCCGGCGAGTCCGGGGGAGACGGAAAAGACCAATCTTCTATTTCCTTGTCGTCGTACCACCTGGGGCGGGAGTTTGTGGTCGGGCTTTCGGGCGGCGTAAATATCTCCGGGGTCGGCGGCCGTTTCTCGTACACCGGGCGGTGATTTAACGTTCCCTCGATACCGTCTCGCTCGTAGCTGATTGCATTCGGAGGGAAGCCCAGGGCCGTTTCGAAAAGCGGATCGCCGGGCGGGGGCGCGGAGGGTAAAAAGGTTTCTTGCGCCCCGCTCGGAATCCGAACGTCTTCCATTTCCGGCACGCGAAAATGAAATATCAACTCTTTTTCGGCGGTTTTGGGGTTTTCCGCCAAAAGATGCGTGACCTCGTGATCCTCGTCCACCAGCACCAGCAGCGGCGCGGCGGTTTTCAGCCGCTGGCGGCTCAGTTCCATCGAAATCTGTACGATCTGCTCTTTCAGACACACGTTTTCGATCGGCTGATACTCCTTTTCGATGGCCGCGAGGAAATTCACATCCGAGCTCACGGCCTGTCGAACTTCGTCGAAGACCGCGTCTCCGGAACGCGCGTCCAATAAGACGCGACCGAGAAACAGGCCGCTTTCCCGCGAAAACCCTGCCCCCGGAGCCAAGGTGGCGGCGATGACAAGGGGTACGCCGGTCAAGACGGCAAAAATCGCGAAATCGAATGCGCAAGGGGGGGCTTTCGAGCGTGTTTCTCCGACGGTCAGGGTGCGCGCGCGGGCTTGGGGAATCCACAGCCGTTCGTCGGGCGGAATCTCACCGCGCTCCGTTTGCAGAGCCACGGTGCTTTCCGAAACGACGAAGCTTTCCCCGGGCAGCGCCCGCTGCCGATAAAAAATTGAGGCGTCGGCCTCGTCCGGCAAGTCGCGGGGCCGCAGCGCGTTCCAAAGCATTTCTAAAATTGCGGGGGGCACGCAATGATAAGCCAACGCGTACAACAAAGTCGCGAAGGCCTTGCCGTCGTCGGTGAGCCTTTGAAGCTCGCGCAGCCCTTCCGCCGACGGCGTGGCCTCCGCAGCGCCCGTCTGCAGCCAGATCTCGGGAAAGGTCAGGCTGGGGGTCACCTGAAAGGATCGCCAGTCGCGCAAACGCAAACCGAAAACGCGCGGTGACTTTTCCTCGTCCGCGGAAAGAACCGGCAGCAAGCGCGGCCCCTGCTTGCCGGAGAGGCGGGAGACGGCCAGCCGGCCGACCGCAGCTTCAGACAGAAGGGGCTCGAGGGTTTTCGAGACAAACTCGAGCTGTTCCACATGAGGCAAACGAGCGAAAAGCGCCACATGCCAGGGGCAAAAAGCCGCTAGCAAGAGCAGGGCGTCGCGGGCGTTTAGCTCGCTCCGGTCTAGCGGGCTTCGCAACACGGGGTCCGTCTCTGACACCGGCCCGGCAGCGGTA